TAGATACAGACTTTAAGTTGTATAACGCTGGATCTGAAGTTGCAACAAACAACTTTTCGTATTCATATACTTCAGGTGATGTTATATTCAATACTGCTCCAAATGCTGGTAACGCAATAACAACTAAATTATTTTACCCACAACCAATAATTGTTCCTTTAATATCTAGTTCGGAAAGATTGTATTATACAAATAACGCAAACTTTTATGGAGTTTTGAGTGATGGTAATTTATATTACAATTCAGGTAACTATCCACTAAACAACCAAGTAAATGGATTAAAATTTGAACACCTTAAACCTGGTGTTAGAGTTCATTTAATTTTACGTGCAATAGAACAAAAGATAAATCGTGATCCTAATGTTCAAAGTAAAATAGAATTCTCTAACGATTTTTTAAATGCATCTAATAAAGATTATTATAATCTATATATGTGGCTTAATAAAGATAAAAAAGCCAACACATTATTCGATCAAGGAAGTAAAGAAATAAAAGTAAATACATTTAACATTTCTAGTAACACAATAGCTTTATATCAAGATGCATCAAGTCAAGGTTTATTAGAAATATCATCAGTTAACTCATCAGGACTTATAGGAACTCAATCTGGTGACACAATTATTGTAAGAAACTCAACAGCTGAAAATATAGATTATATAGAATGTAGATTTAGGGTTTTTACAAGTGATACATCAAATGCATATGGTTTAAGAATTTATAGAAATGGATCAGTAATTAGAACATTTGAACCATCTACTGGTAATGGTACATCTAAAGAATATGATTTTTATGTAGAACAAGATGGAGATTATCAATTTGAATTGTTTTCTCCAACAGGTTTAATTATTAATAATGGTTTTGAAGCTAAGTTTGTTATAGCTGGAGATAGAGATGACGAAGATTATAATGATGTAGTTATTCCTGGTGGTTTTTTAACATTTAATAAAGGTAAATTTAGTATATCTAAAAATATGCCTGATATGAATGTTATTGAGTTTTTATCTGGTTTATTTAAAATGTTTAATCTAGTTTGTTTTGTAGAAAACGCAGAAGATAGTAGTTATAGTACAACGCAAAGTAATATGAAAAGAATTAGAATAATGACATATGATTCATATTATGCTTCATCTAGTTCTGAATTAGATATAACAAGTAAAGTAGATACTTCTGAAAGTAGTGTGGAAAGATTAATGCCATATTCACAAATAGAATTTAAATATGCAGATACTGAATCGGTTCTCGCTGAACAACATAGATCTGACTTTGGTATAGAATGGGGTGGTGAAAGTTGGACTTATAGTGATTCAAGAGGTGAGCAAAAGTATGAAATAATTCCACCTTTTTCACACTTAAAATATGAAAGGTTATTATTGACTGATGGTACAACACCATCTACATTGCAAGTAGGATTTAGTGTAAAGAGAAGTAATGCAGAAAGAAATGTAGCTGTTGGTGGTGGTAGTACAGCTGGTTTTAAATCGTTCCAAGAAGAAAAATATAGTCCACACTTTAGTAAAAAGCCATTATTATTTTATGCACATCGAGAAACTAGTGGAACACAAATTCCTTATGTATATACTGATGCTTCTAATAATGCAATATTTTATGGTGCTTTAACAACTTATTTTGTACCCTTAAATTCAGTTGATATTAACACGTCTCAATCAAATCATTTTGGAGAAGAAGTAGATGAATATAGAGTTTACAATGCTAATGAACAAAGTAACGTAAACAATTTATTTAATATATATTACAAAAACTATATTGAACATTTGTTTGATGTAAAGTCAAGATTAATAAAAGTAAATGCAAATTTAACTAATGCTTTTATATCTAAATATTCGTTAGCTGATAAAATTAGAATACTAGATAAAACTTTTAGTATAAATAAAATTGACATTGATTTACAAAATGGTGAATCAAAATTAGAGTTACAAAGATACTATGACGTAGTTTCTTTTGATTGTTTAGCATTGAACTTTAATGCAAGAGTAGAAGTGACATCAGGTGGTAATGCTTATGTTTTTGATAATAAATATGGTATATACCAAATGGGTTTAGGTACTTATATTATGAATGACGTTCCATCAGCTCACCCTATTGCATTTCACAACTTTGGTAAAGAAAGTAGAATTACTTATACAGGTACAGCTAGTGGTGGTACAAAAACTGGTTTAGATGGTAATACATATACATATTATTATGGTAATATTACTATTACTGTTGCTGGTGATTTTGGTACAATGAGTTACGAGTGTTATAATCACGGGTATATGGGGGGTGAGAATAATTTAGTGTATAATGCAGATTGTTTAACTTCTACAACGCCACCAACACCACCAGTAGTAGGAAACTTAACAGTAGATGCAACTGATATTTATGTAGATAGTGGAATAATAACGTCAGATCAAACAGATGAATAATGATTAAGAATTTAATAGAGTTATTAAAATTAGATAATCACTATGGAGTTAGTGAAAGAGTAGATATTGCTAAAGGTAAATATAAAGCTAAAAGTAATCTAAAAGAATTGAATGAACATTTTAAGAGGGTAATCAATGGCAAAAGGTAAAGAATTAATTTATACTATTAGGGTTATTGACAAAAGTAAAGTTGTCATTGACGAATTAGGTCAAGAAGTACAAACACTTGAACAAGCATTTGTTGAGATTAATAATGAATTGACTAAAACTGACACTCTTCTTGATGGTACAAGAGCTAGTTTTGAAAAGCAAATAAGAACTCTAAAACAACAAAGAGATAATTTAGCAAAAAGTTCTCAAGAATATAGCGAATATAACACAAAGATAATAGCTGTTGAGAATAGTATGCGTAAGTTAACTAGTTCAACTAAAAGTCAAGAGCAAGTAAACGCAGATATGATTGCAAACACTGGTCTTGCATCTAACACTATTGTAGAATTTGGTAGAACTATATCTGATGCACCATTTGGTATTATTGGTGTAACAAACAACCTTTCAGTAATGGCTACTAACTTTGAAACGTTAAGTGGTAAAGTTGGTGGTACACAAAATGTAATTAAGTTATTAATAAGACAACTTAAAAAAGGTGGTGCTTTTGTTCTAGCAATCCAAGTTGCACTTGCTGCAATAACACTTTATAGAGATGAGATAACTGAATTCTTTATGGGTACTAAAAAAGCTGAGAAAGCTGTGGTAGACTTAAAAGACGAATTAGTAGATACAAATAAAGTTTTAAGAGAATATATCAAAACACTAAGAAACGTAAATGTAGAATTAGCAGATCAATTAGAGTTAGTTAGTTTTATAAGAGAAGATTTTACTGAATTAGATAGAGCATTTAAAGACTCAAATGCTACTCAAGAACAACAAGTATCAATAACAAGAAATTATTTAGTAGTACAAGCAAAAATAAGTGCAGTAAACAAAGAAATAAATAAAGATTTAGAAGAATTAGACAAAAAAAGAGTAAAAGATATTAAAGCTAATGAAGAAAAGATAAAACAATCAAGAAAAGAAGTAGCTACTAGACAAAGAGAAATAGACGCTTTAAAAAAAGCTAATGTAAAAGCATTTCAATCTGATATAAATATACTAGAAGCACGTAATAGAGTTGCAACAACTTATCAAAATAGATTAGAAAAAGAAAATATTGATCTAGGTATAAATATTGATTTAGTAGCAGATAGAAATGAATTACTAAGACAAGAACAACAAATACTATCTAGTATACCAAAAGATATAGAACCATTAGGTGAAGAATTCTTTAAAATTTTTGATGATGAATTAAAAGAACAAGATAAAGGTTTATCAGAAAGAGTTTTAGATAGATTATTAGGTACAAGTGATAAAGAATTTAAAGAGGGATTCGATGCTATAAAATTTGCAGAAGATAGTGGTTTAGATGGTGCGTTAAATGATTTGAATGAATTTATTAAAGAGTATCAAGGTGAAAATGCTATTGAAAAAATAAATTTAGCACAACAACAAGCTGAAACAGAATTAGGTATATTATATGATGCAATTGAAGAAGAAACTGGATTAAGAATTGGTTTTAACGAAGATTTATTAAGGATTGAAGAGTTTTATGGAGAACAAAGAGCAAAAGTAAGCGAGAAAGAAAATCAAGCTAAAGCTAAAAGTATTAGAGTTGCTGCTCAAGCCGCAGTGCAAGTTGGTAAACTACTACAACAATTAGGTGATGAGAATAAAACAGTAGCAATAGCAGGAGTAGTTGTGGAAAAAGCAGGTGCAATAGCTAAAATTATTGCAAACAAAAGTATAGCAGACGCAGCAGCATTACCACTTTTATCTAACCCTGCAACTTTTGCTTTAGGTACTTCATTAATGACTACTAATAAAATAACAGCAGCGACAGGTGTGATTGCAACAACAGCAGGGGCAATTAAAGCTATAAAAGAAATTAGAAATCCAGAGAGTGCTTCAACGTCAGCTACAAGTATTGCTGAAGCACCAGCACCAGTCATACAAGCACCAGCATTTAATGTAGTAGGTGCAACACAAACTAGTCAACTAGCACAAACAATCGCTGGAGCTGAAGAGAAACCAATTAAAGCATTTGTAGTAGAAAGTGAAATAACATCAGCTCAAGCATTAGCAAGATCAAGAATATTTAATGCTTCTATATAAAACAAAATAATATAAGTTAAGTTATAATAATATGGAAAACGTAATAGAATTAATTATCGATGAAAATAATGAGATTAGTGGAATTGAAGCTATATCAATAGTAGAGAATCCTGCTATTGAAGAAGATTTTATTGCACTTAAAGAACATAAAGAAGTCAGATTAGCAGAAGTAGATAAAGAGAAAAGAATTCTTATGGGACCTGCGTTAATTCCAAACAAAAAGATATTTAGAAAAGGTGCAAGTGATGATGAAGATTATTATATCTATTTTAGCGAAGATACTGTTCGTAAAGCATCAGAGTTATTCTTTATAAAAAGCAAACAAAATAATTCAACATATGAACATCAAATTGATCTGAATGGTATGAGTGTTGTAGAATCTTGGATTGTTGATGATCCAACAAATGACAAATCTAATTCTTATGGATTTGATCTACCCAAAGGAACTTGGATTGTTTCTATGAAAGTTTTAAATGATGATATATGGAAAAAAGTAAAAAATGAGGAAGTTAAAGGTTTTTCAATAGAGGGTTTCTTTGCAGATAAAATGGAAAGACCAAAAGAAAGTATTGAAGAAAAAGCGTGTGATAGTTGTCTAAGTGAATTAAATGCTCAATATGAATTATTAGAAGCATTAGAATCTTTAGAAGATAATGTTGAATTAGAAAGTTATGGTGGTTACCCCCAATCAGCTAGAAACAATGCTAAAAGAGCAATTGATCTGAATAAAAAAGTAAACAATAAATGTGCAACTCAAGTTGGTAAAGTGAGAGCGCAACAATTAGCTAGAGGGGAAAAGTTTACATTGTCTACTCTTAAACGTATATACTCTTATCTTTCAAGAGCAAGTGCATATTATGACGCTGGTAATAATGAAGCGTGTGGAACAATATCATATTTATTATGGGGTGGTAAATCAATGTTAAATTGGACTACTTCTAAATTAAAAGGTCTTGATGCAATTGAAGCATCATCTACTATTATAGATGGTAGAGCTGGTTACTCAACGCAAGAAGAAGCAGAGAAAGCAGCAGAAGATATGGGTTGTTCAGGGTATCATACACACGAATACGAGGGAGATGTTTGGTATATGCCTTGTGAGGAACACAATCTCGATGATGATCCTTGTCAAGAGGGGTATGAGCAAATAGGAATGAAACAAAAGAATGGTAGACCAGTTCCTAATTGTGTTCCAAAAAAATAATACTATGCATTATACTAAAAGAAAAAAAGATGCTACATTAAGTCATAGTTCACCTAAAAGTTCTGCAAGAGGTTGTTTATGTCCAGATGGTCGTACTTATTCTACTAAATGTTGTGATGGAACATTAGAAGCACAAGGAATAGGTAAAGTTTGAAATCCAAACAATAATATATAGTTAAGTTATACTATAAATTCGTAATCTTATGAGAGCAAGTGAAATAGTTAATAAACTAAAAGATGTTCTTTTATCATCAACGGAAGTAGAAAAAGTAGAGGAATCTACAATTGAAAACAAAGTTGATTTAAAAGAAGATGATCTATCTAAAACAAAAAAGGTAGAATCCAAAAAAGTAGCTAATGAAGCTACAAAAGAAACTCCTAAGCAAGAAGATGACATTAGACAAGTGTCTTATTCTGCAGAAGAGGTACTAGCTGAAGATCCTATGGAAGATACTCAAGAAGAAATTGTTGAGGAAAAATCTCCACAATATGCAACAATAGAGGAAGTTGCAGAGATTAAAGCTATGGTTGAGAAACTTAGAGGTATGGTTGAAGCAACATATGAAACAAGTCCTGATGTTCCACAAGAACTATCAAGTGACCAAAAAGATGTTGAGATGACTGAACCACTAGCACATTCTCCAGAGAATGAAGTAAGTGAAAAACTAGGTGTAAGATATGCAACTAATGCAAATACTAACACTACTTACTCAAGAGTATTAAACGCAATATCTAATAATTAATTCAAAATTTTAAATATGTCAACGACAATAACAACTTCAAATAGCGTATTGAGAGCAAGGTCAAAACAAGAAACTTTGACTACTACTCAAGATATAAACGCAAATCAAGCTGGTACTGAGTTTAACATTGCAACTGATGCAATTGTATTGACTCTACCAACTATTGACGCAAACAATATCGGAATGGAATTTACGTTTCGTAATTCTGGTGCTGATGGTAATAATATTATTACTTTAAGTCCAGCTGCAAGTGATGCAATTCACGGTACAGTTGCTGCGATACAATCTGGTGGTGTAGACAACAAAGATTGGATCAACACTAAAGCAACAGCAAATAAAGGTGATTGGTGTACAATCAAAGCAGTCGCATTAACAGACTGGTATCTAACTGGTGGTGATGGTGTATGGGCATCAGAATCATAATCTAATATTAATCAATTTTAAATCGTAAAAAATGGCGACAACAAATAATTTAACAACTACTTATTCAGGTGAATTCGCAGGGAAATACATTTCCGCAGCGTTATTATCTGGTAAAACTTTGGCTGAGGGTAATATAACTATTAAGCCAAATATCAAATTTAAAGAAGTAATGAAAAAAGTTGCAACAGATGACATCGTAAAAGATGCTACTTGTGACTTTGACGCAACTTCGACACTAACTCTAACTGAGAGAATATTAACTCCAGAAGAGTTTCAAGTTAACTTACAATTATGTAAGAAAGACTTTAGAGCAGATTGGGAAGCTGTACAAATGGGATATTCTGCATTTGACAATCTTCCACCATCTTTTTCTCAATTCTTAATTGCTCACGTAGCAGATAAGGTAGCACAAAAAATGGAACAAAACATTTGGAATGGTACAAATGCTAATGCTGGTTCATTTGATGGATTCAAAACTACATTATTAGCTGATGCTGACGTAAATGACGTTGCTGCTGGTGCAGTAACTGCTGGAAACGTAATTACAGAACTTGGTAAGATTGCTGATGCAATTCCAAGCGCAGTATATGGATCTGAGGACTTGTTTGTTTATGTATCAAACAACATTTATAGAGCATATGTAAGAGCATTAGGTGGTTTTGCAACTAACGTAGGTGCTTCTGGTACTGACAATAAAGGTACTCAATGGTTCAATGGTGGTGCATTAACATTTGATGGTATCAATATGGTAATGGCTTCAGGGCTAGCAGACAACACAGCTGTAGCTGCTGAAAAATCAAACTTATTCTTTGGAACTGGTCTATTAAACGATCAAAACGAAGTAAAAGTAATTGATATGGCAGATATTGATGGAAGTCAAAATGTAAGAGTAGTAATGAGATTCACTGCAGGTATTCAACACGCAATAGGATCTGACATCGTTCTTTACTCTTAATAAATAGATTGTATAACTCAAAGAAAGGTGGGCGAGTTAATCTTACCTACCTTTTTTTATAAAAATAATAATTATGGCTTGTGATTTAACACTTGGAAGAAAAGAACCTTGTAAAGATGTCGTTGGTGGAATAAAAAATGTTTATTTCGTTGACTTTAGCAAACTAGGAACTGTGACTGTTACTAATGACGAAATAACTAATATGACTGGTAATGCTGGTGCATTAACTTATTTTGTTTATGAAGTAAAAGGTAATTCATCATTAGAACAAACTGTAAACTCTTCAAGAGAAAATGGTACTACATTCTATGAGCAAACATTAAACTTAACACTTAAAAAGTTATCTAAAGCTGATAACAAAGAGTTAAAATTAATGGCTTATGGTAGACCACATATTGCTGTTGAAGATTACAATGGTAACTTTATGATGATGGGATTAGTTAATGGTGCTGATGTTAGTGGTGGTACAATAGTTACTGGTGCTGCAATGGGAGATTTGAGTGGTTATACACTTACTTTCACAGCGCAAGAAACTTTACCAGCTGTGTTTATGGCACATACTGCTGGTCAATTTGTGTTTAACTCAACTGATTTCGCTGGGTTAAGTGGTACAATAACTAGAACAGTAGGATCAAACTCTTAATAGAGTGTTTTTTTCTTAATACGAAAGAGGGGATCAATTTGATCCTCTTTTTTTTTGGAACAATATATAAGATATTTAGTTATATACTTATGACAACATTATTGCCAAATACAAATGCTCAAACTATTAGCATAATACCAAGATCATATATTGTAGCTAGTAATTTGACATTAAAGATTGTAGAAGATGGAACTAAAAAAAATCAAACATTGTCTAATCAAACAAGTACACTATCTTCTAATGGTAATTTCTTAAATATGTCTTGTGCGTTTAGTATATTAGCTGAAGATGGAAATTATTCATTTGAAATAAAACAAGGAACAACTTTAATATATAGAGGTAAAGCATATGCTAGTAGTCAAGTAGATTACACTACAAGTCATACTCTTAATCAAGGAAAATATAATGAGTTCGATTCTGAAACAACTGAACAGAAATATATAGTAGTATGAGTAAAAATTTAAAGATAATAAATTTAGGTGGGTATGAAATACCTAAAGTAATTGAAAACAAAAGACATAATTGGGTAGAGTATGGTGAAAACAACCAATACTTTGATGAGATTATAGAAAGATATTTAGGTAGTGCAACTAACTCTAGATGTGTAAATGGTATTGTAGATATGATTTATGGTAGAGGATTAGATGCAACTGATTCTCAAGAAAAAGCAGAGATGTTTGGTAAGATGCAATCTATATTACAACCAGACCAATTAAAAAGAATAGTAAATGATTTGAAACTTTTAGGTCAAGCGTCTATTCAAGTTACTTATGACAAAAAGAAAAGTCAGATCAATGGAATATATCATTTTCCTACTGAAACATTAAGAGCTGAGAAAGCAAAAGATGGTAAAATTAAAGGTTATTATTATCACCCAAAATGGAGTGAAATAAAACCAAACGATAAACCAAAAAGAATTCCAGCATTTGGGTTTGGTAATAAAAAAGAATTAATTGAAATATATTGTGTAAAACCATATAGACCTGGTTTCTATTATTATTCTCCTGTAGATTATCAAGGTTGTTTACAATATTGTAATCTTGAGGAAGAAGTATCAAATTATCATATTCAAAATATTAAAAATGGATTACAGCCATCTATGTTATTGAATTTTAACAATGGTGTCCCTGGTGATGAAGCACAAGAAATTATAGAAAGAAAGATATATGACAAGTTTAGTGGATCATCAAATGCAGGTAGATTTATATTAGCATTTAACGAAGATGCAGAAACACAAGCATCAGTAGAACCAATAAACCTACCAGACGCACACGCACAATATGATTTCTTAGCAAAGGAATCGAGGGAAAAGATAATGATTGGTCACGGTGTTGTTTCTCCTATATTATTAGGTATAAAAGATAATACTGGTTTTGGTAATAATGCAGAAGAATTAAGAACAGCTTCTATATTAATGGACAACATCGTTATTAGACCATTTCAAGCACTTTTAATAGACTCTCTTAAGTCTATTTTAGCTTTTAATGAAATATATCTAAACTTATATTTTGTAACGTTACAACCTATTGAATTTACTGAGTTAGATAATATAGCAACTAAGATAAAAAGAGAGGAAGAAACTGGAGAAAAGTTGTCTAGTGAGGTTAAGTTAGATCTGAATGATGATGAAGCAGATGACTTAATGAGTCAGCTTGAAACATTAGGAGAGAAAATAGATGAAAGTCAATGGGAGTTAGTTCATCAAGAAGTAGTTGAAGATTCTGATAAAGAATTTGATTTAGACACTTTTTCTAGTCAAGCTAGTAAATCCGATGCTAATCCTAATAAAGAATCATATCAAGATAACGCAACTTTTAAAGTTAGATATTCATACACACCAATAAAAAAATCTATAAATAGTAGAAAGTTTTGTATTAGTATGGAAAATTTAGCTGAACAAAATATTGTGTTTAGAAAAGAAGATATTAGTATGATGTCTTTTAGAGGACTTAATAAAGAATTAGGTCATAAAGGTCAAAGATATAGTTTATTTAAATATAAAGGGGGTGTTAATTGCCAACACAAATTTATGTTAAACGTATACAAAAAGAAAGTTAAACAAGGAGATAAAGTTTCAATTGGTAAAGCAAAAGAAGATGGATTTAAAGAACCAACAAATCCTAAAGAATATGCAATAGCACCAAAAGATATGCCGAATCAAGGTCATCACCCAAATTATAATAAATAATGAAAGCACTATTTATAACATTAAAAGAGTTAAAAAGGAAGTCTATAATTGATGGAAATGTAGATCAAGATAAGTTAATACAATTTGTAGAAGTAGCACAAGACACTTATATACAAACACAACTTGGAACAAAATTATATGATAGATTACAATTTGAGGTAATTAATAACTCATTAACTACTGATAATACAACTTTAGTTGATGATTATTTAAAACCTATGTTAGTTTGGTATTCTCAAGCAACTCTAATTCCATACATAGCTTTTCAAATTTCTAATGGTGGAATCTATAAACATAGATCTGATAATTCAGATAGTGCTTCATTAAAAGAAATTGATAGTCTAGCTGATGATGCAAAACAAAAAGCAGAGTTTTATACTCAACGATTTTTAGGGTATATGAATGAAAATAGTGAAAAATACCCTTTATATACAGCTAATCAAGATGGTGGTATGTACCCTGAGAGAGATCAAAACT